ATCTGACATATTTAACGAACGAAAAGCAGAGTACTGGAGCAACATATGAGCGAATACTATCATCCTAAAATGGATAAAACAATTAAAATTGAAACTAGCGGTATGCCTGGTGGTGTTAGTACGGTAATAGAGTCTGGTCAAAGCGGTACTCAGACGCTTACATTAAGAGATAGTGAAGTGTCTCACTTCGTAGAAGGGCTTGTATCAGGTGGATGGTTGCCGCGGCAGTTGCTATAATATGTTTCTTGACGTTAAAGGTTTTAATAAAAAGCAGAAGCGACTCGTAACCGAAGCCGCATTGTTCTTTATCGATAAGCTGATACATCCTAATACTGTAAATGTATTAGAGCTAACAATAGTACGTAAGAAGCTGTGGGCAGACGGTTTTTGTCAATATGAAGATAGTAATATACGTCCGAGATCTTTTGTACTTGAGATAAGTAAAGATCTCGAAGGCGAAGAGCTTATTAAGACTATAGCGCATGAGCTCGTGCATGTAAAGCAGTACGTCAAAGGTGAATTGAAGGAGAGATATAAGCCTAACTACTATCATATGTGGCATAAAGAGCTTATAATAGTAAATGAAGATAACTTCTATGACGTACCCTGGGAAGTAGAAGCTCGTAAATTAGAACAAGAATTATTTCTTTTATTTGAAAGTAGGATTGATTGAAGATGACAACACTTAATATTATAGAACCTGAGACAGCAGAAGATAGCGCAGGATTTAGTCTCGGAGAAAGCAGCGAAGGTGTTACTGTAGATGAACTGTCTAAGAATGCAATGGGCGGTACAGAGATGATGAAGTATGGTCTCTATGATCGATTACCTGCAGATATAAAAGATGAAGTTCAAATTATATGCTCTCGCGTCAGAGAGGTTGATACCCATCGCCCTACTATATTATGGCTGCACGATCTGTTTAACGATCCTGAGGCTATACACTTAAAGGATACTGAGTCGAGAGAGAGATTCGATAAGCTCGTATTCGTATCTAACTGGCAGTTTAATACCTATAATCTAGCAATGGGTGTAGCATATCACGAGTCTATGGTGCTCCGTAATGCTATTGAGCCTATTCCGCATCATAAGAAATTGAGAGATGGCAAGGTTAATCTAATCTATCATACAACACCTCATAGAGGACTTGAGTACCTTGTACCTGTATTTGAGTTTTTAGAGAAGCATCATGATAATATTCATCTGGATGTGTACTCATCGTTCGAAGCTTATGGCTGGCCGCAGCGAGACGAGCCCTACCTGGAGCTATTCGAACGTATTAAGGCTAACCCTAATATGACTTATCACGGTTACCAGCCTAATGAGGTAGTACGAGAAGCCCTTCAGAAAGCTCATATTTTTGCCTATCCATCTATATGGCAAGAGACGTCATGTATTGCTGCTATGGAGGCTATGTCAGCAGGGTGCGCGATTGTATGTCCTAACTACGCAGGCTTACCTGAAACAACAGCACAGTTCGGATTCGAGTATCAGTATACGGAAGATGCTCAGCAGCATGTTAACGTCTTTGCAAATGCTATGAGTACAGTTATAGATATGGTTAACAATAACGAGCAGAGCTTTCAAGCAAGAATGGCAATACAAAAGAATTATGCAGATTCATTCTACAGCTGGGATAAGAGAGCAAAAGAATGGGAGGGACTAATACGTGGCATCCTCAGAAACAAAGAAGCGTAAGTATAAACGTCGTCGCGAGATGACGCCAGAGCAAAAGCAAGCTGCAACAGACCGGCTTGCTGCTGCTCGAGAAAAACGTCTCTTGGCCAATCCACCAGAGTATAAAAATATACATGACGACGTCCTCGCATTAGACGATGAGCATAATTGGAGTCACAAGAACGTAAAGAAGTATATCAAAACTCAGAAAGAACTACTGACAGCTCGTAAACAGGCGGTCAGACGTGGAGACAAAGGGGCTGACGCAAAGTATCTTGCAACCCATACCTATATCAGGAATATGGAGAGGTACCTTAGAACGGGTATTTGGCTGGATAAATTCTGGGGCGAAGATCATAATATAAGAGTAAAAGATATATGTTATGTAATGGCGTATTATCACACTGGTCCACTAAAAGGAAAGCCTAAGAGAAGTCATGGCGTTTACTATAGTGATTTAGGTACAACATACGATAGAAAAATGGGAAATATTTAACATAAATAACAATATGTCTAAGAAAATACTGCAGTTCCCTAAAGATAAAATAACACGCGATATTTCTGATATTAACAGAAAGAGCATGAGTGTTCACTTGGCCAGGCAAGACAGGTTCGTTGAAGAGCTAACAACGATGTATACAGACCGCATCATATCAAAGTTAGACTATCACGGATTCGATGTCGACACCGAGCAATTCTTAGAAGACTACTCGTTGATGTGCGAGACATTAAAGTCTTGTCTGTTGCGGAGCCTTGGTCGACCTCACCCGCTCCAGAATGTGCAGCACAAACTCCAAGAAATGCTTGAAGAAGAAGAGAATAAAGAACTCTAAAATCCAGTTGATTTTATGACGCGTTGATACTATAATTAACGTTGACTAAAAAAATATGGAGCAATATTATGATATTGGTTGACTTTAATCAGGTAGTTATTAGTAACTTTATGATACAGGTTGGTGCACATACCAACATTCCTCTCGATGAAAGTATGCTCAGGCATATGATCCTTAATGCCATTCGCTCTTACAGACAGAAGTTCGTCGACGAATTCGGCGAGCTCGTTATCTGCTGTGATAGTAAGCGATACTGGCGTAAGGAAGTATTTCCATTCTATAAGGCCAGTCGTAAGAAAGATCGACAGTCCTCTGGTGTAGATTGGAATACTATGTTCACAACACTCAATAAAGTAAGACAAGAGCTTATGGATGTATTCCCCTATAAGACAATCTTGATTGATGGTGCAGAAGCTGATGATATTATCGGATGTATAGCGCGTAACGTAACTAATGAGAAGATCCTTATACTCTCAAGTGATAAGGACTTCATACAGCTTCATATAAACCCGAACGTTAAGCAGTATAGCCCTGTTCTTAAGAAGTTCGTACGTCATGAGCATCCTGAGATATATCTGAAAGAGCATATCGTCAAAGGTGATCGAGGAGATGGTATACCTAACATTAATTCACCTGATGGTGTCTTTGTTGATGGGGGACGGCAGAAGCCTGTTAGAAAGAAGATACTAGAGGAGCTGACTTGCTTAGATATAGATATGATTGAGAATAGCGAGCATCTAGAGAAAGATATGCTCAAGCGAAACTGGATGCGTAACCGACAGCTAATCGATCTTACTGTAATACCAGAAGATATTGAAAATAGTATCATGAGTTCATATAATAACTATGAGATGAATGATAGAAGCGGTCTATTTAACTTCTTTATTGAAAAAAGACTTAATAACTTAATGGAATCCATAGGTGAATTTTAATGAATCTTAGTGTGTACGAAATGCTTGAACAAGTTGATAAAGAAAAGACTAAAGCTAAGAAGATCGAACGCTTGCGTGAATTTAGTAGCACTAAAGCATTGATAGTTATTCTTGAGTTTGGTCTAGATGCAGGGTGGGTATGGTTATTGCCATCTGGATCACCTCCTTACAGTCCCTCGGTAAAGGAGGCCGACCTACAGCATGTGCTTAAGTCTGACTACCGACGACTACAGTACTTTGTTAACACTCCTCAGGGAAAGGCAATGAAGCCTTTACGGCGTGAGACTATGTTTATCGAGCTGCTTGAATCGGTTGATAACAATGATGCTAAGCTACTTCTAGCTGCTAAAGAGAAAACGATGCCATTCAAGTCGATTACAAAGAAACTTGTAATGGAGGCATTTCCAAACGATACAAAAGGTTGGACATGAGTACTTCATTTATAATTGGAAACGGGAAATCACGAGATGGTTATGATCTTGAGCAACTTCGATCACATGGGAAAATATACGGCTGTAATGCCCTCTATAGAAGTTTTATGCCAGATTACCTTATTGCTATTGATGAGGCTATAACGGAAGAGATTAAGGCCAGCGACTTCCCTAGCGAGATGTTTATACAGCCACCGTTCGAAGAGCAATTCGAGCATCCGGAATTTAATCCTTTTACTAGATTGAGATCCAATGCAGGTATGAATGCAATGATTGAAGCTATTCGTCATGGTCACCGAGAGCTTATATGCATCGGCTTTGATTTTATTATTCAAAATGATCTAGCAACAGGTAATATGTACGAAGGCACTGAGTGCTATGGTCGAGAAACTAAGACTAATCTTTCAGATGGTCTAAGAAGAGCAAAGTATCTTGAGTGGTTCGCAAAGAAAAGTCCTGATGTGAACTTTAAGATACTTCTACCTAGAGTAGATAACTTAACTATACATCCACTTAATTCACCTAATATACGTGGAATGTTCCTCGACGAACTAGCTCCATACCTAAATACTATTGGTTAAGGAGACTTATGCCGACATACACTTTCAAAAACAATACAACTGGCGAGATCTGGGATGAGTTATGTACTTATTCTGATCGCGAAGCCTTTCTCGCTGAAAACCCTCAGTTCACTATCCTCATTACTAAAGCCCCTGGTTTAGTAGGTAGTAAGTATACCAGTGGTATACATAATGATGATGGATGGAACGAAAACCTTTCTCGTATAGCTGAAGCGCATCCAACAAGTAACTTGGCGGATCGTTATGGTTCTAAATCTATGAAAGCAGCAGGTTCGAGAGATGCAATAAAGAGGTGGAGAGAGCAAACCGGTAGAACTTAGGAGCACGTTAATGGGCCGTCTTGCAGTCGATTACATTGAAGATTTTTACGAAGCTCAGAATGAAAAAGATTTACTTAAGTTTAACAAGAAAAGAAAAAGGAAGCAGCAAACGAAACAGAAGCAGACATTACAACTACGTGAAATAGCACCAATGACGGCGAATCAGAGCAGAGTATTCGCACAATATGAAAAAGGTGATAATATACTACTTCACGGCGTAGCAGGTACAGGAAAGACATTCCTTTCTATGTATTTGGCTCTTGACGATCTCATGCATGGTGATGATCATAAGGAGAAAGTTGTCATAGTAAGATCTGTAGTCCCTACAAGAGACATGGGATTTCTTCCTGGCAAAGAGCACGAAAAGACAGCAGTGTTCGAGCAACCTTACAAGGCTATATGCTCAGAGATAACCAACAGAGGAGACGGTTACGAACTTCTAAAAGCTAAAGGTGCGATAGAGTTTATATCTACATCCTTCATTAGAGGTACCACATTAGATGATGCTATTGTAATAGTAGATGAGTGTCAGAATATGACATTTCATGAACTAGATAGTATCATAACCAGAGTAGGAGTAAATACAAGAGTACTATTCTGTGGCGACTTTAGACAAACAGATCTAAATAGGCCTCACGAAAAATCGGGCATAAAAGAGTTTATGCAAATACTTGATAGCATGTATTATTTTGATAAGGTCGAATTTACCTTCGAAGATATTGTAAGATCAAACCTTGTGAAAGAGTACATCATAGCGAAAGAAAATTATAATGAAGTTCACCCACATCAACCCGTATGAGATAACAAAACTTAAAAGGGAGACAGTTGACGGTAAGAGGTACTATCTTACTCCTGAAGGTAAGAAGTACCCTTCTGTCACTACAGTATCAAGTATCTTCGCTAAGGAAGGTATTATTAAATGGCGTAAGCGTGTCGGTGAAGAGCAAGCTACAAAGATAACAACGCAAGCCTCTACAAGAGGTACTGCGGTTCATAAGATATGTGAAGACTACATTAATAACGATGACAGTTATCTCAATAAGCAAATGCCTGGCAATATACAGTCGTTCAACGATATTAAGCCTATCATAGATAGCAGCATTAACAATGTAGTTATGCAGGAGTGTCCGCTTTATTCTGACTTCCTTGAGGTTGCTGGTACTGTAGATTGTATCGCAGAATGGAATGGTAAGTTGTCTATCATCGATTTTAAGACATCACGCAAGCCAAAGAAGAAGGAATGGATTGATAACTACTTCATGCAGACAGCTGCCTATGCCGTTATGTTTGAAGAGCGTACAAAGCAACCTGTAGAGCAGTTAGTGATCTTAATAACAGTAGATGGCGAAGATCCGCAGATCTTTATTGAAAAGAGAGACAATTGGATTTGGAAGTTTGTAGATGCAAGAAGTGAGTATAGGAGAAGACATGAGTCTTAGCCGTTTAAGTAATCGTGTAGACGTCCTCGATAGAAGTTCTCGGGTATCTCACCATAGCATCTCTTCTCTTCCTTCGTAGAGCGATTATGAATCCAGAACCATCCACCCTTATTGCAGTTGTTTAATGATTTCTTCATTTTTGTTTCATTAGAGTCTTTATAGCCCTTTTTACCATGAACATTGTACTTATAATAGAACTTCAGCTTCTCAGATTTAGAGAGGCGAATATGCTCCGGGTCTACGGCTCCATGCCGGCCATTCTTCTCACCTGTTACTCCTTCAGAGATCTTCTGCTTAGTCTCTTCTGTGTGTGGTCCCCGTCTAAAATTTCGATTGACTATCTGATTAAGCGTACGCTTGTTGACTTCAGCAGCGCATTCATTAATAAGTTCACACCTATACATCTTAGTGTACATCGCAGATCGAGCAACCAGCGACTCAAGAGAGGCATTGGTTTCCAGCATCTCCAGACCTCGGCCATTCTTAGTTTCTGATGTGATTTCTACGTGCTTAGCAGGATTATTGTAATAAAGATAGTACATAGCGGTAACTTATTGATTGTATTGAAGTTTTTAACTTATTGATTTTATTGAAGTTATTGAATAATTTATAACTTATTGATTATACCGTCTATTTATAGTTGATCTTATGACGCAGTACTACTATAATATATACATCATTAAGGAGATATACGAATGCAGATGTTATTTAATAATAGGGTTAAGTTAGAGTTACGTGAGATGCTTACTAAGGCTGCTGACTTCTATGCAGACAAGCTTGGTCTAGATAAAGAGCTACAAGATAAGATCGAGCTCGAGATACTAGTAAGGAAGGGTCCTGATAGAGGTGCTTGCTATACTAGTTGTAGTCCTAAGCGTGTACCTAAGTTCTTTACTATCGAACTTAACCCAGACGATGATATCTCTATACTGCAGACGTTAGCTCATGAGATGGTTCATCTTAAGCAGTTCGCTACTGGTGAGCTCAGACTGATGAAGCGATGTGCTAAGTGGAAAGATAATATCTGGACGCGTAAGAAGGATGAGATGGATGACTACTACGACTCTCCTTGGGAGATAGAAGCCTTCGGACGTGAAGAAGGTTTATTTTTAAGATATGCAACTGAAAACTATAATGATGAATAATGGAGTAATAGCATGGCAAAGAAGCCTGGTGTAGCCGCAGCAGTAGAACCTA